TACCTTTGCAGGCTTTCATAAGCCTTGGTTAACGCTCGCCTATGGGCCTACCATCTCGATTACCACCATTGAATACTATGACCAAGCAAACGCCTTGCAAACGCTCGCAACTTACCAAGCTGCTCTTGAATCGAATCCTTGCCTTATCGTTCCAGCGGCTGGACAGCCTTGGCCTTCTACGATGCCGAATCGAATAGATGCGGTAAAAGTTACTTATGTCGCAGGCTATGGCGCAGCGGAAAATGTGCCAGCAGCACTAAAACAAGGAATTCTTTTGCTTGTTGATTTCTGGTATTCAAACAGATCAGCGGTTGAAATGGGTTCGCCTGGTCCAATTCCTTTTGGCGTGGATAGCTTACTAAATCTATTCGCTTCAGGAAATTACCGATGACCATTACCTCCGGCCAAATGAATAAAGTTTGCGTAGTGGAACGATCAACATCAACGGCAGATGATGTAGGCCAGATGATAAAATCATGGACAACGCTAGAAACTTTCTTCGCCAAGGTGGCAAGCTTTCCAGTTGGTGAGCAGCTCATAGGCGAACAGACCGGCGCCTATATGAACTACACGATTACCACAAGGAAAACTACCGCAGCGCCAGGCGATAGGATTGTAACCGAAGGTCACACCGTAGAAATCAAAAGCATTGGAATACGCAACTTTACGGATGGAATCGAAGCAACCATTGAAGGCGTAGAAAGGGTGGCGTAATGGCATCAGTCTATAAACAAAATGGAATTACGATTGATGTTACCGAAATTCAAACGCTTTTGGCGAAGTTCGGAGATATCACGCCAAATTTGATGCGTAAGAGTTTGCGACGTGGATTTGCGGCAATCGGAAAGGAAGTAAAGGCGATTCAGAAAAGCAAGATTAAGTCCATTGATGGCAAGCGCAAAGTTGGAATCGGATTCAACAAAAAAGGAAAGCCGATCAAGAACGGACTAGAAAAAAGCATCACAGTTAAAACGAATGTAGACATAAAAAAAGGTAAGGCTTATATGTTCGTAGGGCCAAAGCGCAAAGCTACAGACCTTGGCACACCTTCCAAGTATGCGCACTTTGTCGAAAGCGGAGTTAAGCCGCACTTAATCGATGTTAAAAAAGGTCAAAATCAAGGCCGCACCTTTAGCCATCCAGGCTACAAGAAAAGGCCGTTTGTCGCTCCGAGTTACGACACCGTAAGAGCGAAAGCGCAGCGAATGATGGTCGAGGCAATGGAATCCGCAATAAAGGAATCACTTAAATAATGACAATCTCCGCAGCAGTAACAAGCCGATTAAAAACAGTAACGGCATTCAATAGCAATGTCTTTCCAGATTCGGCACCGGAAAGCGTTCCTTATCCGTTTTGCGTTTACAAAATGCAATCGGTAGAACGAACTTATCTTTTGGATGGCAGTACCACCGGCCTACCAGTGGCGAGCTTCCAGTTCATGATTTTTGGAACCAACAAAATAGCGGTTGAGGAACTATCCGTAGAGGTAGGACAACTATTCAGCGGTTACCGTGGAACGGTAGCCGGTACAGAGATTGCAAGCAGCGTTTGGAATAATCAAGAAACCAACGATGTTTTCATTGAAGGAAATGATATTCCAGTTTATAGTTATATTAATAGTCATCTTATCCAATTTGTAGAGGAGTAATGTTATGCCAGCATTTTCTGGAATGGGTACCACGGTTACCATTGGCGGAACCGCATTGAAAGCAACTTCGATTACCTCGCCATCGCTTAAGCGTGGCAGTATCGATGTTACCAACCTTGAAAGCCCTGACAATATCAAGGAATTCGTTCCTGGCCTTCTTGAAGCTGGCGACTTTTCTTGTGATTTCTTCTTGCCAGAAGGCTCTGGTTTAGATGCTTCGATGGATGAGGCACTAGCGGCAAACTATGAGAAAGCAATCGTTGTCACTTTCCCTAACGGCGGTTCAGTAACCTTTACCGGATTTATTACCGAATTTACCTTTGATGCCGTAGCGGCTGGCGATAATGCCGTAAAAGGCAAGCTCACTGCCAAGGCGATTGATAGACCTGTTTATGTAGCGGCTGGCGCTTAGTTTTTTATTCTAAAGGAGGATTTCATGGAAGTTTCAAAGGACAGTTTCTTGGCGTTTGCCAAAGGCACGATTCGCAAGCAAGAAGTTTCAATTGAAGGCTATGGCAAGGTGTTTATCCGAGTCTTAAAAGCCAGAGATAGAGACAACTACGAAGGCGCAATTGCAGGCGGTGATAAGTTTAACTTCGATAACTTCAGAAGCAAACTCGTTGCGCTCTGTTTTTGTGATGAAAAAGGAAACCGCATTTTTACCGATGCGGAAGTTCCTTTGATTGGCGAATTGCCTGCCGACCTAGTTAATCAGTTGTTTACCGTGGCGCAAGAAATTAACGGCTTTACCACAAAATCGGTGGAGCAAGCGGAAAAAAACTAAGGTCACAGTCAGCGAAAAGATTCTTATTTCGGCTGGCTGGACACCTTAAGAAGACGGTTGGCGAAATCCTCGAAACGATGGACTCGGATGAGTTAACCGATTGGATGGCTTTCGCACGAATTGAGCCGCTTGATGGTTACCGCGCCGATATTAATTTCGCAAGCTTACAAAGTTTACTAGGCAACTGCAACCGAGGCTCGAGCCAAAAAGCTTTTACCGTTGAAGATTTCCTACCGGATTATTTCAGAGAGAATAAACCGGAACAGACTTCTGAAGATATGGAAGCAAGCTTAAAAGCATGGGTCAGGGCCGCAGGCGGAGTGATTAAATAATGGCAACATCAATTAGCAAAACGTCCGTCGCGGTTGGCATGGATGCCAGCGCATTCAAAACCGGCGCAGATTCGCTCAAAGGTTACTTTGCCGACATTGGCGCCACCGCTGGAAAATTAGTTGGTGTATTAGGCCTTGCAGCGCTCACGATAGGCGGTATTAAGAAGGGCATCGAAGCAAGTTTTGGCAAAGTCATTGCCTTTGAAAAAACATCTGCAATTCTTGAAGCCATTGGCAAAACAGCAGGCGATTCAAAAGAATCCGTTGCTGGCCTAGTAGGTACACTTTCCACGATCACCGGACGCAATGACGAAGCTGGAAAAGCTTTGGGCGACACCGCCAGAAAGATGATGAGTATCGGATTCAGCGCAGCAGAAACCGAAAAGATGGTTTCTAGTTTTTACAAAGTGGCGAAGGCTTCACCGGCGGAAATCGGCGAAACGTACAGCACCCTTGAAAAGCTAGCCTTAAATCTTGATGAATTTGGATTCGTTTCGTTAAAGCAATATAAAGCGGTGGCACAGCTCGGCATTCCAATTATGGAAATCATGGCCGCGAAACTTACCGAGGTTCGAGGCGTGTTAGTAACCGCAGACGAAGTTTCACATCAATTAAAACAATCACAGGAAAGCGGCGGCAGAAGCGGCATTACCACACAAGAGCAATTGCAAGTTGTGGCAAGCCTTGGAGATTCGCAATTAGTCCAGGCACAGATAGACGCCATTGGCGGTACCTTCGCCGGAGCTATGAAGAAATCTAAGGAAGAGATTTCTTTGATGTTTTTTGAAATCGGTAAAGCGATTAACGCTTTCTTTGGTGGCACGAAAAACTATGTTGCTATTTTCAAAACAATTACCGCAGGCGTAAAACTGGCGCGCGAACAAGTGGAATTGTTAACTTTAGTCTTTGCCAATAATCGGCAATGGATCGAAGATTTTAAGCATGGTATTCAAATCTTAGTCATTGCTTTTTTCCGTGGCTTTGAAGTTATGGGCGAGCAATTGATGGCATCGAAGGAGATTATTAAAGGTTGGTTCAGTTCGTTTGTAGAAAACATTCCGGCGATAGAGAAGGCAATAGGCGGATTCTTTGCGAATGCTAAAGGCATGGCAAGCGAATTCTTTGCAACTGTTGCTGCTGGATTCACTCAATGGGCGACTTATGGCGCTATTCCGATTGATAAAAGCACTGCCGCAATTAAAGACATGGCAACCGCAACGGATACCGGCACCGAGCGCGTAAGTTATATGCAGGAAATCTTTAAGGGGTTTGGCGAATATATGACCGATTTCGCCGACAATTTCCAAGCTATCTTTAAGGTTTGGGATGTCATCGTAGCTTCGTTTGGCGATGGCGTGAGCAATGTTACGAATATCTGGGAAGGTATGTATGAAATAATCCAAACCATTAAGACCGCCGCGCAAGTAGGATTCTTAGTTATCTACGAGCTTGGTGTTAGATCCATCAACGGAATATTAAAAGTATTCGAAGACATGGCAGCATTTACCACGAAATGGATTGATAAGTTTTCTTATGGATTAGCAAGGATTTTAGAAGTTCTTGGCATCGTCAATAAAGGCACTGCGGAAGCGATGGGCGCAGTAGATCAGGCGAGAGGCAATGTGAGCTACAACCTTGGCCGAGCCGATGCGCTTTCACCTTCCGAGGCTAGGCAGAATATCCAGAATCAAGCCGAAGAAGAACGGCGAGCTAGAATCAAAATGTATAACGAACGAAAATTAGGGCTAAATAAAGATCTGCCAAACGCAGAGAATCCAGATTTCGCCAGAGGCAAAGGCGGAGCTGGTGGCGCAGGCTCGCAAGTTGCAGCGCCTATACTGTTGAGCCAAGGCGGAGCAGAGGAATATAAGCTGATCGTAGAGCGCAACAACGCAAAGCTAATGGATGGAAGCAAAGAGCAATTAGATGAAACAAAGAAAACGAACGCACACCTCCAAGATATCAAGGATAAGCCAGAGGCTCGACCACAAACAAATACCGTAATGGCATTAGCAAGGTAAATAAAATGGCAATCACTGATGTTAAAGAAACCTTCGGAAATCGAACACTTGCGCAAGACAGCAAATATCAAGTGACCATCAATCGGCAGTTCCGCGTAATCTCCGACATCATCAACGAATTTATGGCGAATGTTACCACCGCGGACGGTATACCGGTAATGTTTGATCCACATCCAGAATATGAAACCGCCGTAATGGTTGGAGCCAGCGCCAAGCAAGACAGCAGCGAACCACGCTCTTGGATCGTCGATTGTAATTATAGTACGAATCCAGACGCAGCATCACCGAACGGAGCTGGTGGCGGCGTGGAACAAAGTCCAGAAGTGGCGAGTCAGCAAAAGGGCAGCGATCCGGCGAACCGAGTTGAAAATCCTTTACTTCGCCCTGCCGATATTCAGCTAAGTACAGGCTTTCAAAGCTATGTTATGGAAAAGAGCTTTTCGCCTGGTGCAGCGAAGGTTTGTAACACCGCTGGCGAAATGTTCGCAACGCCTTTAATGTTTCGCTTTCCATTTTTAATAGTCAATTGCTCACGAAATGTATTGAACTTCAATATTAGTAATCTGAATTACTTCGTTGATCGCACGAATAACGCAAGCGTTACGCTCTTTGGTGGCACCACCGGAATTGCTTCAAAGGTAATTCAAGCAGGCGATTTATTAATCGAGAATATTTCGGCCAATCGAGTCCTTGAAAACAATGTAAGTTATTGGCGTGTAGCGATGGTTCTTCATGTTATTGTTCCTAATTCATGGGTGAATCTACCGGAGAACGCTTCGCCAGGCTTTGATGCGAGGCTTAGAAATGTTGGATTCAATGAAAAGCTTTCCGGCGGTGGTACAGCGCTTAAGCCGATTATACCAGGAGGCAAAGTTCCAAGCGATCTAGACGAAAACGGCTACAAGCTTGGCGATGTCGATCCGATTTACCTAAAGTTTAATGTTCATCCAAGAGGCAATTTGGCTTGGGTGAATACCTTCCTTTCTGCCGGAGCGTTCTAATATGGAAAATGTTTCATTTACTTTTGAAGACGCTCAAAGAATTTCCGATTCTGTTTTAGCAAACGAGCGCAGCAAATACGCTGTTAAGCCGGTAGACCTTACGAGCCAATCAGATGAATTTGTTGTTATCTATGTGAGCGCAACGACGAAATTTTCAGACGGTACGCAAGACGGAAACCTTAGTTACTGGAATGAAGAAACGCATTTATTTGCGCAGTATGATCCAACGCAAACGGTAAGAGTGAGAGCAGCAAACACAGCGAACACTTTGCCGGTTGGCTATATCTTCGCAAGATTTCAAGGAAATACGACAAGAAGCGGAGTTGAAGGGCCGCTTTATATTGCGGTAAACTCTGGCGGTTCTGGCGGTGGTTCTACCTTTGAAGTAGTTACCGGCGTTGTATGTCATAACGATGGATCTGGAATAGGCGTTACCACTGCAAGCCTTACTACCTCCGACTTCGACGGCGCAGTTTTCAAGAACTTCCTTGGTTTGGTCGATGTCATACCTAAAAGCTTTGTAGGTAATGCTAGCAGAATCGTCATGGTAAATGCAACGGCAGACGCTCTGGAGTTCGGGCCTAGCTTTGCTGGATCTCCTACCGCAGCAGACTTCCTAGGCCTGACCGATACGCCGAATAGTTATTCAGGCGCTAATCTAAAGTCAGTAACTTGCACCGCCAGCGGTTTGGTATTCACGACTCCAAGCGTGACAACCACAAATAGCGTTACCGGCGGTGGTAATCCAAATAGCGGTTTCACTACGCTGGAACTAGTAAACGACTCGGCAACGCCTGGCAATAATAAGTATTACGGCACAAGCTCCAGCGGCCTTAAAGGCTGGCAATCCATTCAATCGTTGCTCGATGCAATTGAAGATTTGACCGCAAGAGTAATAGCGTTGGAGAGCGCATAAATGATTGTTGACACCGCTTATTCCGCTTATTATGTGAACGCTGCAAGTTATAACACTGGCACCGGAATTTGGCAATTTGGCTACAATCCTACACCGCTTCCGACTGGTGTTTATTGTGGTACTTTGACCACTACCGGAGGCGCGTTACCTACTGGCTACGGAACTATTGATTTATATTTTCTGTTTTTTTATTCGGGTGTTGGTGGAGGTTTCGGCCTTGCAAATTCTTATGCAAACGCACTAGCAGAAGTACCAGTAATATTTACCACAGGTGGATCAGGAAATTTAGTTTTCA